CGTCATCGGCTTCTTCGTTCACATGGACGTGGAAATTGCGAAAGTGTTTCTGAAAATCGGCGAGGCTATCGTCAAAGTCGTCGGCTGGTTCGTCGGGATGGGCGTGAAGATCGGCGGCGCCGTGGTCGGCATCATCGGAGACATGGTGAAGTTCGGGGTGAACATTGTCAAAGCGATCGTCGAAGGTATCGAGAGCGCGCCGGGGTCGATCGTCAAAGCCATCGAGGGCCTGATCCCCGGCGGCGGGATCGTTGGCGGTGCGATACACGCGCTCGGCCTGGCGACCGGAGGGATCGTCACAAAACCCACGCTGGCGGTTGTCGGCGAGGCGGGTCCAGAGGCTGTGATCCCGCTGACTGGGAGCATGGCTGCTGGCCGCGATAACGTGAAGCCGCTACCCGCACAGCAGCAGCAGAGCGCCACGTCGCTGGGGTCCGGCGGCTCGGGCGGCCTGACCGTCAATAATCTGACTGTGAACGGGATGGCTACACCCAACGCGCAGGTCGTGCAGGAACTTTACAGAGCCCTCAGACCCCTGCTTCAGAGCGCCTGATGTTCCCTAGCCCCTCGCTCACACCGCCGACGCTCGAAGGTTTCCAGTGGGAATACAACGGGCTCGTGATGGGTGCGGGCACGGCGTTCGGGGTGCTGGGCGTAGAGGGACTGGACATGGCGGACATCCGGTCCGGTGACGTGAACCTACCTCGGGATGACGGGCAGACGATGGGCCTCGACCTGTACGGTGGCCGGGACATCATCCTAGATCTGTGGATGAAAACTGACGGGACATCGCTGCAGGCCGCGCAGCTCGAACTGGCGGCGGCGACGGTGGTCCGGCCGAACGAAGAGATCCCGTTGTGGTTTCAGCTCCCGAACCTGCCGATCATGTGTGTGATGTGCAGGCCCCGGAAGCGTCCGATGAAGGTGGACTCGGACTATGCGGCGGCGCAGGTAGGCAAACCGGAACTGTCGTTGCATGCGACCGACCCGCGTATCTACGGTGAAGGCGTGGAAACGGAAATCTCACCGAACCATCCGGCGACCACGGTGACGCTCGACAACACCGGGAATCAGGAGATGCGGCCGATCGCGGTCTTTACGGGTCCGCTCGCGCGCCCGACGATCAAGAGTAAAGCGATAGCGGGTGAACCGTTCTTGACGATCTCCCGTGCGATCCCGGACGCCGAAGAAGAACTCGGCACGCGTGAACGCACGGAACGCAGCGCGAAAGCTTCACGGGAAAGCGCGGAAGCGGTGACCCTTGCTGCCCGTGAACTCGAAGAAGCGAAATACAAGATCGCCCAGGAAGAAGCGGAAGCGGCCAGGCGCGTCAAAGCGGAAGAAGACGAAGGCGAAGCGAAAGTAGAAGCGGAAGAAGCGGAACACGCCGCCAAGAAAGTGAAGGAAGAAGCGAAAGAAACCTACATCTCTCCGCGCGAAGCGAGGGAAACGACGGAAGCTACCGCGCTCGCGACACGCGAAAAGAAAGAAGCCGGCGAAAAAGCCAGCCGGATCGCGGGTGAAAAGGCCGACAAGGAAACGGACGAAGAAGAAGAAATCACGGCGCGTGAAAAAGCGGAAAAAGAAGAAGCGGAATCGAAGGTCACGGAAGAAGCCGCAGAAGCACTCGCGCGGATAGCGCGTGAAGAAGCCGAAGCGGCGGGCGCGCACCCGACCGTGGAAGCCGGCGACCAGATCCTCGTGGACCTGGCCACGCCGCACCTGGCGCAGTACTACGTCGGCGGCATCGCGACGGGGAAATCTAAAAGCGTGCTGGGCAACCCGATCCAGTTCTCGTCTTATGACACTGGGGCGACGGCTGGCACCTGCGAGATCCAGTGGGCTAGCGCAGACCAGCTCTAATGACCAAACCCCCGGTCATCACCACCCGGTTTGCGGGGCTGCTCCAGTTCTCGAAGATCGCGGACCTGCCAGTCAACGGGTTGAAGTTCTCGAAAGTCCTGAACGGTGTGGGGCCGTGGAGCGGCTCGCTGAGCGTCGAGGATCCCGAGGTGCGCAAGTCGGCGTGGGTCAACGCGACCGCGCCGAACCTGACGTCGATGTGGGTGGATATCGACGGGGTGCTTCTCTACGGCGGCCGGACGATGAGCCGGCAGTACCACTTGAGCCAGGGGAAGGCGGACCTGTCGGGCACGGACTTCTGCGGATACTTCGCGCAGCGGCTCCAGGCGCAGGACTACGCGGCGTACGTGGACCCCGACGGGCACGCGTGGGCGTCCACGGGCGCACCGGTGCTACGGATGGCCTACTACACGCTCTCGCAGGCGCTCAGCAAGCGGTTCTCGATCCCTGTGGAGATCGTCGCGGAAGGCCCCACCGCGGATGCTGGGTACTGGATCACGTTCTCGGCGCCGGCCACGCAGCAGCAGACGTTGGCTTCGCTGCTGTCGCAGTTTCAGGAACTCGGTTACTTGACCGGCATCGACTACGCGCAGGACGTCGCCTACGTGAACGGCAGGCTGACCGCGACCGTCACGTTGTCCTACCCGCGGCGTGGATCGGAGGAAGGCGAACCGGTCACGATTGAGCTCTCCCACGCGCTGGATTTGGAGTATGACGAGGACGGCACCGAACAGGCCACCCGGATGGTGGAGCAGGCCGGGGCGACGGAGATCCGCACAAGGGGCGAAGTGTGGGGGCCGGCGCAGGTCGCTGGCTACCCGTTGCTCGAGACGACGGTCTCCCACACCGCTCTCGCACCCTCGGAAGACACGAGGGCCGTGCTGGAGGCGTACGTGGCGGGGAGCCTGGCGACTCGTGCGTTCCCGTTGACGGCGCCGGTGGTGACGCTGCCGCTGTTCGGGGAACCGTCGATCTTCGACCTGGACGTTGGGATGGAAGCGCTCTTGAAGTCTCCTACGGGCGAGGGGGATCTGCCGTTCAACTGTCCGCGGTTCCCGAACGGGCTCAGTGAGCGGTTCCGGATTGTGCGGATTGATGTCGATGTGCCTGATGAGGGTGTGCCGACGATGGCTATCGCGTTGAACGTCCCGGCGTTCTTGACCCCGGTCGAACCGCCCGAAGTGACTACGACGGAACCGTTGACAGAAGCGGAAGCGGAACTCAAAGCGGCGCAAGCCAAAGCGGCCAAAGAAGAAACGGTGAGCGTCGAAGAAGCCAAGGAAGCCGAAGAAGAACAGGCGAAAGCCAAAGCTGAAGCGGAACTACTGGCGCAGCAGGAAGCGGAAGCGCTGGCGGCGCAGCTCGCGGCGGACCAGGCGGCGGCGCTCGCGGCGGGGTTGACACCGGCGGAAGTGGTGAAGCTGAGCCCCAAGGAACTCCACGAAAAACACGGGCCGCTCGGGCCGGTCGGCGTGGTAAAGCTAAAGAAAGCAGTCACGCGGGCGGCGGCGGAAGCTAACCATGCGCGGGAACTGTCGGAACAGGCGCAGAGAACGGCGGCGCTCGCGGGAGTTGTTTTCGGCCCCGTTGAAAACGCTAAAACCGGAGCCGACTCAGAACACGACAGAATTATTACCGTCTACTTTGGTATGGAATAGAAAGGTTACGCGATGCCACCAAGCGATTACACGATAGAAGTAGGCGGCGAAACGATCGTTTTTGACGGATACGAACTCGGAGCAAAAAAGATAGTAACGCTCGCCGTTCCAAAGGGCGACTCATGGGCTATCACTGCAACAATCGGGAAAATCACAATCCTAAATAAGACACAAGTCAAGATCCTCTAGTGCCGCCGATCACCCCCCCCACCCGCATCCGCCAGCTAGCCGCTCTCGGTGGCAACACCCAGAACGAGCTCAAGCAGCTCGCGAGCCGGCAGGGCTTGGAAGCACGCCAAGGCAAGGTCGGGGCGCCCGGCAGCGTGGGCGGTGCGGGCGGCGTGGGCGCAACGGGTCCCACGGGGCCAACGGGGCCGTCCGGTGGCCCTACGGGCGCGACTGGACCCACTGGAGCGACGGGTGCGGGTGTCACTGGAGCGACGGGTCCTGCGGGTGCTACAGGGCCGTCCGGCGCGACCGGCGCGGGCGCGACGGGCGCGACAGGACCCGAAGGCCCGTCGGGCGTGGGGACCACGGGGGCTACCGGCCCTACCGGCCCGGAAGGCAAAGACGGCGGCGGGTTGACGTGGCGGGGTGAATGGTCCGCTGGTGCGGCTGGGTTCCCGCCCTCGTTGACTGTGCTGGACTCGTTCGCGCGCGCGCCGGAAAACCCGTTGGATAACGGCGGTAAATGGGCTGCCGCAACCGGCTTGTATGCGGTCAGTGAAGCCGGCGAAGTCGAAGGCGAAAAGTATGTCGGGAACCCGTCGGGTCGCCGGGGTGCTTACTGGACGCCTGAACAGTTCACGGAAGGCGTGGTCGCCGCGAAGGTGTACGGGGTGGAAGGCACGCTGGACGGCAACATTGATATTTACAACTGCTTGCAGAGCCCGACCAGCAGCGAAGATGGGTACGCGGTCAACCTTGAACATGGTGGGGGTGCCGGGGAAGTCAGGTGCGCCGTGTTCCAGACGGGCGTGGCGTACCTGGGCGAAGTTGTTATCGCCGGGATGAAAGAAGGCGATGGGATCGCGCTTGTCGTTCACGCCGGGAAGGTGCAGGTTTGGCACAAGTCGGGGACGGAAGAATGGGCACTCGTTTATGAAGTAGCCAACTCGGCGTACACGAAAGGGTACGCGGCGCTGGAGTGCCAGGAATCGGCGAACGGCGGGTTCACTGACTTCGCGGTCGGCACGATCGGCTCGAGCGTGACGTATGTGCCTGACGATGCGGTGTTCTGGGCTGGCAGCTCGTACGTTTGCGTCCTGGAAAGCGCGGGGGACGAACCGCCTAACGCTACCTATTGGGAACCGTTGGCGGAGGAGGGCGCTACCGGGGCCACTGGACCTACGGGTGGCACTGGTGCGGCGGGTGGTACTGGTGGAACCGGGGCGGCCGGGGCTGAAGGTCCTAAAGGTGCCACAGGTCCTGAAGGAGCCGCTGGCGCGAAAGGGACGACTGGGGCCACCGGACCGGAAGGGCCAAAAGGCACAACCGGAGCGGAAGGCCCCACCGGCCCTAAAGGTGAAATGAACTGGCGCGGTGCCTGGAAAGCCGCCACCGCCTACGCGAAAGGCGACGCGGTAGAAAGCAAAGGCAGCTCGTATATCTGCATCAAAGCGCAGACGACCGGCGAAGACAAAGAACCGCCTAACGCGACGTTCTGGGAACTAGTGGCAGCGGAAGGAGCCAAAGGGCCGACGGGGGCTACGGGTCCCACTGGCGGCACCGGGGCGGCCGGGGCTGAAGGTCCTAAAGGTGCCACAGGTCCTGAAGGAGCCGCTGGCGCGAAAGGGACGACTGGGGCCACCGGACCGGAAGGGCCAAAAGGCACAACCGGAGCGGAAGGCCCCA